CCCAGAGACTCGCCCAGGTGAAGAACACCATCGTCACCCGGTCCCCGTCCACGAACAGCACATCCGCGTGAATCACTGGATTTCCCATGACAACTCCACTCTCCACTCTCGCGGGCGGATCAGGTGATCCGCCCCTACACTTCCCTGATTTCGATGCCGTGTATCGCCAGCATCAACTTCCGCTTCAGAATGTACTCCTTCGTTTTCAGGCCCTTGACGTCCTCGACGATCATGTGACCGTCCATCCAATACACGAAATCGGCGATGTACACGATGGAGCGCTCCTTCTTCCCGTCGGAGCGGGTCTGTTCCGGGATCAGCTCGAAGGGCACCTGGCGCTCCAGGCCGGAGATCTCCCCGGCCCGCTCCAGCAGCCGCAGCTCCTGGTACCGGCTCGCCTCTTTCACGCTGTCGAACTGGATCCCGTCCACCGTCACTTTCCGGTTCCCGTACTTCGTCCGCGCGGACCGGATGTTCTCAAAGCGGATCATGACTCCGGGCCCTCGTTTAACGAATCTTCCATGGAAAAGAATAACAGCGCCTTCATCAGGTCATTAAAGTGGCTCCAGTGTTTCAGCGCTTTCGCCACCATAGCGACGCTCACATGGTGGACCACATGAGCCGTCTCAAGCCTGACTTTTTCCTCATCAACCTCAACCTCGGAGAATCCCATCAGCATAAAACCGTCCGACTCCATGATCACCGGCGCGCCGTTGTTCAGCAGGCTCTTCTCCTCGCCGATCGCCTCGATCGTGATCCGGTAGATCTTCCCATTATTTCCCATGATTCAACCTCCAATATTATTAAATCTTCAGTTTTCAGTCTTCAGTCTTCAGTATTTACTTCCCCAGGGGCCGCATGACCGTCCACTCCGCCCCGCAGATCTCCACCGTCTCCGGCGTCCGTCCCGCGTTCATCGGATTCATCGGATCATAGCCCAGCTCCACAGGCGCGGGTCCTTCGATGTAGGGGCGGGACACCTGGCCCGCCCGCCTCCGTCGCGGCATCGCCCATCCGATGGTGATCCCCAGCGCGATACAGAGCAGCCCATACAGCCCCATCAGCGTATTGAATGACATGATTTCAACCTCCAGTCTTTAATTTCACCGCGGCATAGCTCCCGCGGTCCACGTTCGCCAGGATCTTCCATCCGGCATAGGGCCAGGCCCCGCCCTTCATGTGGGTGTCCGTCTCATAACCGTCCGCCCTGGCCTCCTCCTCGCTGTCGTAGAGGGCATTGATCCGCACCTTCCCGAACAGCGCCGTGTCCATCTCATCCCCGATCAGGATCTCTACCCATTTCACGAACAGATACGGCGCCATCGGTTCCGATGAGGGCGCTGATGGTTCAGCGGGCAGGCTCTCCGGCCTGATCCGCGGTCCCTCCAGCAGCGACATCTGATCCTCCATCATTACCTCCTTCCTTTTCTGATAGCGCCTTGGCATACTCGACCATCATCAGCGCCAATTCTCCGATGATCCCGTCCATCCGGACCTCCGCCGGGCTCTCCGCCCGCCGGTCTTCCTCCCGCATGTACAGCGGCACCGATTTCAGCACTTCCCCCGTCACCGGGTCCCGCAGCGCCGTCACTCCGATCTGGATGTAGCCGTCCATGTCAGTTCCTCATTTCCCGCGTTTCCGGAAGTCATCCGCGTTCGGACAGGTGGCAAAGTGACTGATGTAGCCGAACTGGTCGCCCTCCGCCCGGTCGGATACCTGGTTCCCGCGCATGGTGGAGCCGTCGCCCAGGATGAACAGCTCCTTCCCGTCCGGGTGGGCCTTGAAGAATACCGCGCCCTCATCCACGGGCATGGTCTTTCCCTTCGCCGTCTTCAGGAATATGATCGGCGCTCCGCACGCGCGGCATTTTGTTGAGAATTGGTTCATGAGGCTTTCTCCCGGTACAGTTCGTTCGGTTCGACCTCCAGCGCACGACAGAAATCCGGCACGATATCGGCCTTGATTCCGCTCCGCTCCGCCAGGTAGTTACTCAGCGCCGTCTCAGAAACGCCGATCTTTTCCGCCACGAATTTCTGTTTCAGACCCTTTTCACGGATGATACGATTGATGTTATCCACCAGCACACTCATATTCGGTTCCCCTCCTTTTAGCTTCAAGTTTCTTGAACCTCCCCTATAATACATCAAGAAAATGGAAGTGTCAACAGAAAAGTTCAAGAAAAGTAAAGAAATTTTTGTAAAGCCGTAACATATGCCCGCTATAATGAAGGCGGAGGTGATCATATGTCCATGGGCTTACGCTTACGGATGGCCAGGAAGGCAGCCGGATACACACAAAAAAAGCTGGCGGAGCTGGTTGAGGTCAGCGCCTCATCCATCGCCAACTATGAAACGGGCGTTTCATTTCCGAATGAAGATATTCTCATCCGCCTGATGAACGTCCTGAAGATCGACGCCAATTTCCTATACGCTGACGATATCATCCACCAGCCCGGTCTGTCTTTCCTGACGCCGGATGAACAGCGCCTGGTTTCCATCTTTCGCACTCTGAACGCAACCGGCCAGCAGACATCCCTGACAACGCTCGAATCCTTCGCCGGAAATCCGTCCTTGACGGAAGAGGCCCTGACTGGGGCATCCTGATCCCGTTCCCCCTGTAGGGGCGGGACACCTGGCCCGCCCGCCCTGATGGCGTAAATTCAAACAGGAGGTATCCCATGAAAAAGGCGCTTTCCGTCCTTCTTATCCTCTTACTTCTCTCCGGATCCGCATCGGCCATGACCGTCGCCCAGTTCGTTGAGCGCTACAATGATAACAAAGGGGAAGGCTCTCCCGTCATCGCGGATGAATTTTACTTGATCAATGACGTGGCCGTCCTGACCAAGAGTGAGCTCCGTGATGTGGTCTGTGTTACCATCATTCCCGGCTCCGCTGAAAAACTGGAAGACTGTACCATTACGTCCGCCGCCCTCAAACATAAGCCGCGCTGTAACACCTCCGTCTTCCTGACGAATATCGCGGCAGCCGTCTCCGCCGTCTATCCGGAGATCCCGGAGCAGGAACGTTTCGCGGAGATTGTCCGCACGCTCCGCCAGTCGGAGTATTATTTCGGGAACAGCTACTGGCCGGAAGCGCCCATCCCGTATACGACGGAGCACATGGGCCAGTTCGTTTATTTTGAAGAGACCGACTACTACACCTTCCTGTTTTCCTTCTCCCAGGATCAGCCATGACCAACGCCGTCATCTACGCCCGCTATTCGAGCCACAGCCAGACGGAGCAGTCTATCGAAGGGCAGCTCCACGACGGCCACGCCTACGCGGAGAAAAACGAATACAATATCATCGGCGAATACATCGACCGCGCCCTCACCGGCACGAAGGACGCGCGCCCGGACTTCCAGCGCATGATCCGGGACGCGGAGAAGGGCCAGTTCCAGGTGGTCATCGTCTGGAAGCTGGACCGCTTCGCCCGCAACCGCTACGACAGCGCGATCTATAAAGCGCGCCTCAAGAAATACGGCGTCCGGGTCGTGTCCGTCATGGAGGCCATCACAGACAGCCCGGAGGGCATCATCCTGGAGGGCCTGCTGGAGAGCATGGCTGAATACTACAGCGCCAACCTCTCCGAAAACGTACGCCGCGGCCAGAAAGAGTCCGTCACGAAGGGCTGGTACCTGGGCGGCCATCCGCCCTACGGCTACCGCGTCCAGGATCACCGCCTGGTGGCCAGCGATAAAGAGGCGCCGGTCGCCCGCGAGATCTTCCGCCGCTACGCCGCCGGGGAGAGCCTGGCCGCCGTCGCCGCGGATCTCAACGCCCGCGGCCTCCGCACGCGGTCCGGCGCGATCTTCCGCGCCTCCAGCTTCGATTCGATGGTCAAAAACAGCGCCTACGTGGGCCGCCTCCAGTACGGCGGGCAGGAGATCGCGGGCTGTGCCGACGCCCTCATCGATGAGGATACCTTTTCCCGCGCCCAGGCGCGCCGACAAAAAAACAAGCGCGCTCCCGCCTCCAGCAAGGCGAAAACGCGCTATCTCCTCCAGGGAAAAGTATTCTGTGGCCACTGTGGCGCGCCCATGATCGGCGAATCCGGGCGCGGTCACCTGGGCGCGGTGTACAATTATTACACCTGTGCCGCCCGCAAAAAGTCACACAGCTGTAAAAAGAAAAACGAGCGGAAGGATCCGCTGGAGCAGTACGTCATCGACCAGACCGTCCGCTATATCCTGGATCCTCCCCGCGCCGCGGAGATCGCCCGCGCCGTGGTCATCCGCTATAACCAGGAGTTCGGCGCGTCCCAGATCTCCGACCTGGAGCGCCGCGTCCGCGCCCTGGACGCCGACCTGGAGAAGCTGGTGGACAGCCTCCTGGCCCTCCCCGCCTCCGCGCGCCCGCGCATCGCCGCCCGGATGGAACAGCTGGAAGCCCAAAAAGCCGACCTGGAGACCGACCTGGCCAAGCTCCGCGTCGCCTCCCGGATCCGCATCACGGAGGATCAGGTCCGCGCCTGGATCTCCACCTTCCGCTCCGCCGATCCCCAGCGCATCATCGATACCTTCGTGAACTCCGTCTACGTCTACGATGACAAATTCGTCATCTTTTACAATCTCACCGGCTCCCCGCCCCAGTCCATCCCCTTCTCCGACGTCCAGGATGGAGTGGGAAAAAGTTCGGATTTGGCGGGCGATGGCCTGCCAACCACGGTCTTATCCGAACCGTGCTATGTATTCGTACATGGGATGATCGGACTGGTCATTGGAAGATGACCAACAAAAAAGGCCCCGCCGTGATGGCGGGGCTTTTTGTTATTGCGCGGCTTCAGGCGGGTGGGTCTTCTTTTGTAGGACTTCGATGATGAGCGTCTTCACAGCGGAGAGGCCAGCGCAGGCGGCGCTCAGGAGGATGGACGTCCAGGCGGCACCGGTGAAGGTGTCGGTGGAGATGGTGGCGGGGAGAGCGACCAGGAACGCCTCCAGGAAGGTCCAGAGAGCGCGTTCGGCGACGTTTTTCCAGTTGATCATTTTGTTTCTCCTTCCTTTTTCTGTGATTTGGGATCTATGAGCGGCAGCTTGTCAACCTCCTGCATGATGCGTTTGGCGGCGCCGTTCCCTCCCATGCGGACATACGGCTCGTAGAGGTATTTGTGGAGGTTTTCGTAATCGTCGGTCGTGACGTAGCCGCGCTTGACGTATTGCATCCCCAGATACATGATCCGGTCGTGGGCCAGGCCGATGAGCATGGACGTTCGGACGTCCTTTTTATCCATGCGATGCTGGATAAAGGCCCAGAGGCCGTTGGAAGCCAGGATGGCGGTGATCAGTGCTGCAGCAAGTTCCCAGTTCATATAGATCTTTCCCTTCGATTGACTTATTTTTTCAGTTTTTTTCGGATGGCGTTGTCCACCAGGGCGGAGCGCGCGCCCTTTTCGCGGAAGCGGACGGCGCGCACCCATCGCCGGAAGGCGTCATAGCGGATGTATTTCTCACAGTCATGGTGACAGGTGACGGTCCGCTGGCCGCATTGGTGGCATGGGTTTTTGACGGGCCTCATTGCATCGCCTTCTCCAGGACGGCGATGGCCTTTTTGAAGGCGGTGACCAGGGCGGCGGCCTCGGACGTGGTGAGGATGACCATATTCACGGGCGCGTCGAACTCATCATCATCCTCCGGGAGTTCGGGCTGGGCGGGGCCGTCCGGCTCATCCAGCTGGGCGTCCGGATCCGGCGTGGCGGCGCGGGCGGCCAGGACGGTCAGCGTCTGGGGGCCCGCGATGCCGTCAGCGGTCAGATTCTCCTTCTCCTGGAAGGCGATGACCGCGTCGCGGGTATGGCTGCCGAATACGCCGTCGGCGGTGCCGCAGTCATAGCCCAGCTGGTTCAGCATCTCCTGGAGAGAGCGGACGGCCTCGCCGCTCATCCCCTTTTTGAGGATCATGTCGATCATGTTGATTCCCTCCATCAGGTCGATGCCCAGGGCGGCGGCGACGTCGTGCCGGAGCCTGGGCATGGTGTAGGACGCCCAGGATGTACCGGGGCGGCCCCACCAGTGATTGACGTCCGCGTGGTTCGACGCGCGGCCCTCTTTGTGGAGCTCGCAGTGGCATTTGATGTCCCGCGGGTGGATGCCGTACTCCCGGCACAGCTCCGTGCAGAGGTAGAGCACGCAGCCATAGAGATAGGCGGCGGCCTCCGGCGTGTCATTGGCGGCGGAGGGCTCGCAGATCTCAAAGCCGACGCAGGTGTCGTTCGCGTTGCCGGAGGATCCGGAGCCGGAGAGCCAGGGCCGGACGTCCCAGTCCAGCGTCTGCATGATCCCGTTCAGATCCACGAAGGCGTTGGCGCATTTTTTCAGGCCGGGCGTATCCCAGCGCCTCCAGCGGTCCCGCGTGGTACCTTTGCAGCCCACTGAATGGACCTGGATGCCGGTGGGGCGGCGGCGCTTGTTGGCCTTGTAGCAATCATTCTTCGTCATGATGGCGCGCTCGATTGGATAACGGCTGTCTTCGATCATCAGTACCACCTCTCTCTCAGGTACGCCTTCGGCTGGGCCTGTCCCTGGGCGACCAGGTGATCGTACCGGCGCAGGCTGCCGTCGATGTTCGCCTCGACCCAGGCGTGATAGTGCTTGTCCGCGTAACCGACGCAGTAGCGCGCCGGGATGCCCACGGCCCGGAGCATACCGGTCACGAGGCAGGCGATGTCGTGACAGACGCCGCGCCGGGTCTTCCAGCAGGCGACCGGGTCGGGGTCGGGACCGGCGGCGCCGGTGGCCGCCCTGACGCGGTCATAGATCAGGTTGGCCGCGGCCCATGTGCGCACCTTGGCGTAGACGTGGGCCGGGTCTTCCAGGCCCTCGCACAGGCGGACGGCGTAGGCGCAGCCAGGCGTTTTTTTAACAATGTAGTTATAGTGGAGCAGGTATTCCTCCGTGTTCCGGGCTATGACGCGGCGGGTCTTGACCGGGCGGTAGAGGTTGCCCTCCCGGTGCTCCAGGATCTGCACCGTGTAGGTGCCGTCGCCGTAGGGCAGCGGGAGATCCGCGGGCGGCACGACCGACTGGTGGTAGGAACGGTCGCCCAGCGTGATGCGCACCATGTCGCACTCCTCGTCGATGGTCAGGAGGCCGTTGTTATGGTAGAGCATATTCCCCCTCCCAGATGTGCCGCTCCACGATCCTGTCCGCCAGGCCGGCGGCGACGGCCTGCTCCGGGCTGAAGGTGGTGCCGTTCTCCATCCACTCGCGGATCGTACGCTTGTGCGCCTTCGTCCGGGCCGCGTAAGCGCCGATGAACAGGTGCACGGTGCTGGCGTTGCCCATGCGCTCGACCACGTTCCAGATCGCCGAGCCGCGCTTGCGGGAGTAGCGCTCGATCTTCGGCATGTGCACCATGATGGAGCCGGTGGGCGTGATGCTCACGCTCTCCACATTGTCGCAGTAATAGACCGGCAGCGTCGCCCCGCTG